ATTGTAGCGGGAGGGGTCATTGTTAGCAATTGCCGGTGCCGGGTGGTCGGGGCAAACGGCCCCGAGACAGCGAAGCTCGCTGGCGGCAAGCCCGGCTACACTGAGCCGCCCTCCGGGTGGGACGCGATCGACCCCAAGACCGGCGAGCCGCCTGGGATCGACAAGGGGTGGGGGTACATGCCGGGCGCGACATCCGATCTGGTGCGGGAAATCGAGCGCAAGGCGGCCACGCTGCCGCCGCCGCTAGCCGATGCCCTGAAAGAGGATGTCGCCTCACGCTTCCGGTCAAAGCTGGCGAAGGCGTTCGATGACGTTGTATCGAGAGCAACGGCGGATGGGCCGAAGATAGAGTACGCAGCCCTGCTGGACGAGTCAGGGAATCGACTCTGGATCAAGCGCGGGGGCGGCAGCTATGTGGAGTTCACCTCGGAAGAATTACAGCAAATGAGGGGGGCGATACTTGTGCACAATCACCCCGACGGCAGGTCGTTGTCGCTTGCAGACATGAGGCTGGCCGGTTCTCAAGGCATGCGGCGCATCTACGCCGTCAGTAACGACCGCAGCCATATCTATGCCGCGACAGTCAGGTGGCGCAGCCTCGATAGACTGATCGATAGATACCCAGAGTATGAAACCGAGGTATATAACGCCTTCATGAAGAAAATTTATAGGGGGGAAATTACGACGTCAGAGGTTGACAAGTGGTATCACCACGTGATGAATGCGATCGCCTCCATAGATGGCCTTGTCAGCTACCGCGTCATTGGTAACGTTCCGCAGTGGGTCAAGGAGGTCATCCGTGAGTTACGTCCTGATTGATCATGGTCTGACGCCGTTTTCTCCCATCGAGGAGATCGATGCGTGGATAGAGCGCGTCAAGCGAATGATCGAGGGGCGCCCGAACAACGACGAGTTGCGAGGGGCATTGCAGGAACTCGAGCGCTTGCGCGGCGTGGCGAAGGGACAGGAACCCGACTGATGATCCGCATCGACATCGACGACCGCGAAGTGCGCCAGGCACTCGAAAACCTGCGCCGCCGCGCCTCGGACATGAAGCCAGCCATGCACACCATCGGCCAGGCGCTGATGGAAGGCAGCCGAGAGCGCATCCTCTCCGGCCGCGACTGGACGGGACAACCCTTCGCGCCCAACAGCCCGACCACGCTTGCCCGCAAGAAGGGCAAAAAGCCGCTGATTGACACCAAGTCTTTTGTCTCGGGCCGCCTGCACTACGAAGCCAGCGCCGACAGCGTGACGGTCGGCTCGTCAGCCGTGCAAGCCGCCGTGCTCCAGTTCGGGGCCAAGAAGGGAGCCTTTGGCGCGACCCGGCGCGGGGCCAAGATTCCCTGGGGCGACATCCCAGCCCGCCGCTACCTGCCGATCCGGGAGGACGGCCAACTGGACGACGCCGCCCGCTCGCTGATCCTGGAGTCCATCCGCGCGTATCTGGCCGACGGCTGACCTGCTCGAACCCTCCAACCCCGACGCGCAAAAGCCCCCTGGCGCGTTTTTTTTGCCCGCGCCGCTACCCTACCCCATCCGAACGCTTCCAGGGGCCTAGGCAACGGCGGGCAACGGCCCGGCGGGACGGTTTTGGCCGGACGAACGGCCAATCCCGGCCGAGCCACCCCGGCTGAACGCTTTCCGACTGAAGATTTGGCAGCCCCTGGCCGATGATGGCGGCCATGCGCACCCAGCCCATGAGCCGAGTCTCTGTCCACGGCACCACCCAGGCGCTGGGGCTTGCGCGCCACGCCATCTCCTTGCCGTTACCTCCTGCCGACGCCGACGAGGCGTCCTTCACCCCGCCGGAGTGGGTGCATCTCATCCCGGCGGGGACTTTCTCCGGGCGGGACGGGCGCGGGCCGTACACGCTGGACGCTCAGGCCGTGCTGGCCGCCTATGCCGCCAACGGCGCGGACCTGCCCATCGACTACGAGCATCAGTCGCTGACGGCTGACGAGAAGGCCGGGCCGGTGCCCGCCGCCGGGTGGATCAAGGAGCTACAGGCGCGCGAGGACGGCATCTGGGCGCGGGTGGAGTGGACGCCGCGCGCCGCCGAGCTGCTCGCGCACAAGGAGTACCGCTACCTCTCGCCGGTGTTTCGCTATCGCACCGGGGACGGCCGCGTGGTGGCGCTGTCCGGCGCGGGGCTGACCCACAACCCGAATCTCTATTTGCGGGCCGCCGCCTCACGAAAGGAGAGCCACGCCATGACGCTACCCGAGAAGATCGCCGCCCTGCTGGGCGTCCCAGCCGACTGCACCGAGGACGAAGCCGTCGCCGCCTGCCAGCGCCTGATCGACAGGATCGAGGCGGCCGAGGCGGCCCATGCCCGCCAGCCCGACCCGGCGCAGTATGTGCCCATCGCCCTGCACAAGCAGGTGGCCGACCAGCTCGCCGCCTTGCAGGCCGACCTGGCCCGCCGCGAGGCCGAGGCGGCAGTGGAAGCCGCCATGAGCGCGCGCAAGGTCAGCCCCGGCATGAAGGAGTGGGCGCTGGCCTACGCCAGCCGCGACCTCGAGGGCTTCCGTGCCTTCGTCGCCGCCGCGCCGGAGATCGTGGCCGAAGGCGCGCATCGTCGCACCGTATCCGCGCACGGTGCGGCGCTCACCGACGAAGACCGCCTCGCCGCGAAGCTGCTCGGCATGACCGAAGAGGCGTTTGCCCAAGCCAAGCAATCCATCAAGGAGTAACCCATGGCCATCATCACCCCCGCCCTCATCACCAGCCTGCGCACGGGCTTTTCGAAGGCGTTCCAGGATGCGCTGACCGCCACGCCCACCGACTGGGCCAAGGTCGCCACCCGCGTGCCGTCGTCGTCGGCATCCAACACCTACGGCTGGTTGGGCCAGTTCCCCACTCTGCGCGAATGGATGGGCGACCGCGTGCTCAAGAATATGGCCGCGCAGGCCTACCAGGTGCAAAACAAACTGTTCGAGGGTACGGTTGCGGTCAAGCGCACCGACATCGAAGACGACAACGTGGGCATCTACACCCCGCTGTTTGCCGAGATGGGCCGCGCGGCTGCGACCCATCCGGACCAGCTCGTCTTCGGCCTGCTCAAGACCGCGCACACGGTCAACTGCTACGACGGGCAGTTCTTCTTCGACACCGACCACCCGGTCTATCCCAACGTGGACGGCACCGGTACGGCGACCCAGGTGTCCAACGTGCAGGCAGGCACCGGCGCGGCCTGGTATCTGCTGGACACCAGCCGCGCGCTCAAGCCGCTGATCTTCCAAGAGCGGACGCAGCCGGAGCTGGAGGCGCTGACCTCCACCCAGGATGAGGCGGTGTTCATGCGCGACGAATACCGCTACGGCATCCGCTACCGCTGCAACGCGGGCCTGGGATTCTGGCAGATGGCGTTCAAGTCTCAGGCCGACCTGACGGCGGCCAACTTCAACGCGGCGATGGCGGCGATGATGAGCCTCAAGGCCGACGGCGGACGCCCGCTCGGCATCAAGCCCACGGTGCTGGTGGTGCCGCCCAGCTTGCGCGCCGCCGCGATCGAGATCGTCAAGAACGAGCGGCTCGCCAACGGCGCGTCCAACCCGAACTTCGGTGTGGTCGATCTGATCGTCTCGCCGTGGCTGGCGTGACGGGGGCTTAGGCGATGGCCACCAGCAAAAAGCCCGTCGCTGCCACGGCCGAGGCACCGCCGCCACGCACGCGCGTGTCGGTGTGCGTCAGCCCAGCGCACGCGTCCGCCCCGGGCGCCACGCCGCGCCGGTACCGAGCGGGGCTCGGGCCTTTCGGTCGGGAGCCCGTGATCGTCGAGGCCGAGCGCTGGCAGGTCGAGCTGCTCAAGTCCGACCCGGCGCTGGTGGTGACCACGGTGGAGTGACGGCATGCCCTACGCCACGCCTGCTGATCTTGCGCTGCGCCACGGGGCGGACCGGCTCATCGAGCTGACCGACCGCGACCGCGACGGCATCGGTGACGATCCACAGATCGCGCAGGCGCTCTTGGACGCAAGCCACGAGATCGACGGCTATCTGGCGGCGCGCTACAAGCTGCCGCTGCCGACCGTGCCAGCCCTGCTTGCACGGATTGCATGCGACATCGCGCTCTATCGGCTGCTGTCGCTGCGCCGCATGGGCGACATCGAGGATGCGCGCCGCCGCTACGAGGATGCGCGGCGACTGCTGGAAAACCTCGCCAAAGGCGTGGTGGCGCTGGGGCTGCCTGCCAATCTGCTCGACCCGCAGCAGCCGCAGCCGAGTCTCGCCGCAGCCAGCGTGGGCAGCCCGCGCGTCATGGGCCGCAATGCGACGGGGGGCTACTGATGCTGCTCGCCATCGAAAACGCCATCGTCGCGCGGCTCAAGACGGCGCTAGCACCCTTGCCGGTCGAGGCGCTGCCCAGCCGAGGCTACCGCTTTGCCCACGCCAAAGGGGCAGCGGTGGTGACGCTCACCGAGCTGTCGGCGGGCGGTGTGGAGGATGTGGGCGCATCGGTGCAGGGCGCGGCAGTGACCATCGAGGTGGCGATGTTTTCCCGCTCCCTGCGCGATGGGGCGGGGGTGTGGGATCTGTTCGATGCGGCGCGCCGCGCGCTGCACTCGTTCAAGCCCGCGCCGGGCTGCACGCCGCTCAAGCTCTTGTCGGCCCAGCTGGCCGACGGCGAAGCCGACACCTGGGTGCTGATGACGCGCTGGCAGACGCTGGTGCCGCTTGCGCCCGATTTGGACTACGACGGCGGGCCGCTGTTGACCCGCGTGACCTTCGAAGGAGATGACTGATGGCGATGTACACCTACCAAGGCCCGCTGACGAGCATGACGCTCGCCGACGGCCGCGACGTGATCCTGACCCCCGGCGGTCAGATTGACCTGCCCAACTGCGACGTGGTGGAGACGCTCCAGGCGCTCGGGCGCTTGATCCCGGTCGAGCCCGCGCCTGCGCCCGCACCCGCCGCACCCAAGCCCAAGAAATGAGAGTGATCCATGCCCGCCAACTTTTTGCACGGCGTCGAGACGATCGAGATCGACAAAGGCCCGCGCCCCATTCGCCAGGTCAAGACC